GCACAAGCTGAAAAGAATCTTGCGGATGCCAGTGCCCGTGTTGCAAAACTTGAGAATAACTTGAATGATATGTCAGAGCGTTGGAACTTCATTGACAGTTACATGGCATCTTCAAACGAAGGGCTTGTTATCGGTAAAACAGACAACTCTAGTTCTATGCTATTCAGCCCAAGCGGTCGGATTTCGATGTTCTCAGCTGGTAATGAAGTAATGTATATTTCGCAAGGTGTGATTCACATCGAGAATGGTATTTTCTCAAAAACTATCCAGATTGGTCGTTTTAGGGAAGAACAAGATTTCATTAATCTTGATAGGAATGTCATTAGATATGTGGGAGGTAGTTAATCGTGTCAGAGTTTTGGAGTAACAACGATAGAGGGTATAGGTTGAGGCTTTGGGTTGACCAAGTAAGCCAAGACGCTGTTGCAAACACTAGTCGAGTACGTTTCCAGTTAGCTATTTTGAACACAGCGGCCACATTTGCAAGCTATTCCTGCAGTGCGTTCATCGATTTTGACGGTGGGCGTCGGTTGAATTGGTCTGGAAGCCCAAATATGACCAGCCAAAACTCGACCATCATGCTAATAGATGAAACAGTGACCGTAAATCACGGAGATGATGGTAAAAAAATATTTGGTTTTATGGCTCGTTTCACGGGTGGTGGGGGATATAGCCCTAACACACTCGAAATCGGAGGGAATAGTTTTACACTGACAACTATCCCAAGAGGAAGTTCGGTGAGCGTTCCAGAGGGATTCATTGGCAATCAAGTAGATATCACTATCGACAGGAAAATAGCTGGCGCTACGCACACACTGCGCTATTTTTGGGGTAACAAGCAAGGTAAAATTGCTGACAATATTGGGACATCGTTTAAGTGGACAATCCCAGCGGATTTTGCCAACGACATACCGAATGCAACAACTGGCCGAGGTACTATATATGTTGATACCTACATAGACGGCAAATTGATCCAGACGCAGTCAGCAACACTAACGGCATGCGTTGTTACAAACAACATGAAACCTTCGTTCACTGGATTTACTTTGACAGATACAAATCCAACGACTCAAAGGATAATTCCAGAGCCAACGCATTTCGTGTCCATAATGTCGCTTGTGAAGGTCGTTTTCAACGGGGCGCAAGCGAAGGATGGAGCTACAATAGCTGGGTACTACGCTGAAATTGTTGGTGCTAGCAATTCTGTTTCGTTGAACGGCGGGGTATTCCGTGAGGTCGCTGTAAACAAAGACACTCAAATGACCTTGAGGGGGAGAGTTCAAGACTCTCGTGGGATTTGGTCTGATTGGAAAGAAGTCAAAATAACATTCTTGTTCTATTTCAGTCCAACGCTAAAATTTGAAGTTACCAGAAGTGGCTCAAAGTCAGATACACTAACCATTAAGAGGTTCGCTAAAATAGCGCCGTTGAGCGTCAACGGTGTTCAAAAAAACACCATGAAGCTGACATTTACAACAACAAAAGTTGGGACGAGCAATGTTGTAGCGGACAACGGACAGGCAGGCGGTGAATGGTCAAGTATTTCTGAATTCAAGGCATCTAACGCAAATCTAGGCAAGGAATATCCTGCAGATACTTCATTCATAGTCACAGGAAAACTGGAGGACAAATTTTCAGACTCAAAATTTCAAGATACAGTGCCGACCGATAAACTGATCGTGTCCTACGACCAACAGGGCGTGGGGATTGGTAAATACCGTGAAAACGGAGCGCTTGATGTCAACGGATTGATTTATTCAGGCTCAAAGCCAATCCAGCACCACCGACTTACAGAAGTTCGAGGTGCTGCGATTATTGAATATAACAACACAAACCTCGATGATTACAGAACGACGGGATTCTTCTCGGTAATGAGTACGATGAAGAACTATCCTATCAGCAAGCCTAAGCCTACAGAACAAGTAGGACTCTTAGAAGTAATAGAAGGTCTGGGTGGTATTCATCAATCGCTGACAACAGGTTCTGGTAGGTTCTTCAAGCGCACTCTGACGCAGAACACAGTTGGAAATTGGGTTGAGTTTGTGCAAGCCAACCAACCCGTTGTAAAAAAAGAAATCCCGATAGGTTTCGATGTAAAAGCGAATGTAGTACGACTTGGAAACTTAGTAACCTTCAGCTTAATCAGAGGTATCCACTCTGCTGTCGAGGGAGAGCACAGAGAATTGAATGAGAAAATCCCAAATGGGTTCAAACCTTGCGTGCAAACGCACTTGGTCGTTAATAAAAACAATTTTAACGAACACAAAGGATGTGCAGTGTGGCACCTTGAACCCGATGGGAGCATGTATTTTTCAAACCAAAGCTCTGAAAATGCAGTCTACACAGGGACAGTCACTTACATAACCGAAGACGAATATCCAACGGTTGAAGAATAAAAAGAAAGGAAAATAATATCATGTCACTTAAAATCACAAAACAACGTACAATCAATGCAGAATTTAATGTCGTAGAAGAAGGAGCAACAGTTCTGGTTAAACAGACATACATCAGCATTGACGAGAATGCGGTATCTGCAGTACAAGAGAATCTTATTAACGCTGAACTCTATGCTAAACATCGTCAAGAGATGCGTACAGACGAACATGCTCTACGTGACTTGCGTTATAAGGTGGAGGATGAAATCTTGGCGGATACTACACAGGCGTAATGCGTTAAAGAATGGGGGTTAAATAAAAACGTTAAGGAGTGTTAAATGCACAAACCAGACGGCATTTTTGGCGTGTTTGAAGTCGTCAAAGATTTCTATGAGCATGGCATAGACGACCACCTTTGGGTGTTCCTACTCATGCTTGTTATTGTTGCTGATATTGTGTTGGGCGTTTCAAGATCATGGGCTTTTCATGAATTTTCGAGCCGTAGGTTTCGAAAAGGACTGGTTAGCCACACGGCTATGTTGATTATCGTAATGGTATCCTATCCGTTTATGGTTTTCATGAATCTAGGCGGTGCTATGGATGCTTTTATTTTCGCCATGCTATCAGCGTACGGGGCTAGTATTTTGGCTAGCTTATCGGCTCTAGGGGTTGAAATTCCCTTTATTGACAGGTTTGTCAAGAAAAATATTGATAAGGATAAATTTAATCTCATCGAGGAGGAAGAAAAAAATGATTAATTTTAAACTACGTTTGCAAAACAAAGCTACTTTGGTAGCTCTTATCTCAGCAATCTTTTTGATGTTGCAACAATTCGGACTTGAGATTCCACACAATATCCAAGAGGGTGTGAATACATTCGTTGTGATCTTGGTAATCTTGGGTATTGTCACAGACCCTACTACTAAAGGTCTTGGAGATAGCGAGCAAGCCTTGGGCTACCACGAACCACGAAACGACAAGGAAGGATATTAATATGGCAACAGATAATGACATCATCCAATTTGCGGAAAACCTAGCCGACGCTGGAGTCGGTACCGATGCAGACGGAGCGTGGGGAACGCAATGCGTTGACCTGCCTAACTCTATCTCAATTAATTTCTTTGGCCGCGCCCTTTGGGGCAACGCCATTGACTTGCTCAACTCAGCGGCAGAAGCAGGCTATGAAGTCGAGTATAACCAAGTGGGCAACCTTGACAGTCGTCCACGTCGTGGGGCTGTATTCGTCATGGATACTACTTACATCGCAGGGCATTCATACGGCCACACTGGTCTGGTTATCGAAGATTCAGACGGCTATACCATGCGAACGATTGAGCAGAATATTGACGGTAACGCTGATAGCTTGTATGTTGGTGGTCCTGCTCGTTACAATACACGCAATTTTGACGGTATTGTAGGCTGGTTCTACTTCCCAACAGACAACCAATCACAAGCTCCTGCACCAACTCCGACCCCGTTTGATGGTATAATTACTATTAACGAGGAAACCGGATCATTCACAGTTGAAGTGTCAGCTCTCAACGTTCGAGCTGGTGCCGGTCTAGGTGCTGAAATCGTGGCAGTTTATGGAGCTGGCGAAACTATCAACTACGATGGCTGGTGTGACGTTGACGGCTATATCTGGATTAGCTACATTAGCTGGTCTGGAAATCGTCGCTATGTAGCAGTCGGCCAGTCAGAGAACGGCCGACGTGTAACGTCATTCGGTTCATTCGCCTAAAATGTAATAAACAGACCACGCAAACTAAAAAACGAAAAGGAGTATATCACCTCCCGACAGACCACAGTTCGGACATCATGGTGGTAGTGGTCGAAGCCTCAGCATTTTGCTGGGGCTTTTTTTATTTGGTATAATATATCTAGGAAAGTGCCAGTAACTCTACGGGGTCTGGTGCGTTTTTTTATTTTTTGTGATATACTATGAATATCTATCATAGGCAAAGAGCTACGAAGTTATCTCATAGCTCTTTTTTTATATTTGCTAATCTCTACTATAAGTGGTAACATATTCTTCGGAATACTTTGGCGTCGTTTCGATGAATATTCTCGAACTGTCCCCCGGCTTTTAGTCGGGGTTTTTATTTTGCAAAAAAACTTAAATTTCTTTATCAAAAGTGTTGGCAATCTATAGTATATGTACTATAATATAAATGAAGATAAGGAAAGGGAGAACAAAAGAAGTTCTCAAGGTAAAACAAAATGGCATTAACACAAAAACAAATCAACGAACTTGTTGCTGAATATAAAAAACACTACGATGGTGACGAAGAAGTCACTGAAGAAAAAGTCCTCAACGACTTACAAGAGTACATGAAAGACTTCACAGATTACGAAGATTTCGACGAAGTTCCCTTTGAAGAATTGATTGACTTTATAGGATAACTCAAAGGAGCAGCATAATGACAAACGCCCAAACGAAAGCCACTAAGAAGTGGAATGAGAACAATCGAGAACATCGGAACTATTTATCGAAACGTTCGTCGGCTCGTAGCTTTATCAGAAATCATGCTACGAGTTCGGATTTGAACGAGCTAGAGGAATTAATCGCAGAAAGAAGGAACGCACTCATGACTGATACAGAAAGAGAAATCAAGGAGCTTATTCAAGACGTTTACGCTGAAGAATTGAAAGAGCAATCTTGGGAAGAAGTGGCAGACATGCTCGATTTTTGGCGAGACAAGGACGGAGACTTACTGATTGAAGGTCGTGGCATGAAACCAATCGACGGTGTGGATTATGTGGGCTACGCTGATAACGGTGTAATCTGGGAACGTTAAAAGACTAGGGTTATCCTAGCCTTTTTGTGTATCATCGATATAACATTAGACATTTAATTCAAATAGAGGTACACTATAGATGTACTTTAACGTTCAATGTTTTTGTTTTTTTGTCCAAACAAAAAAGCTAGAGTGGCAACTCTAACTTCTATCCCTCTGTGTATTCATATTTAACTGTATTGTAAATGATCTTCTTGCCACAATACATGCAATACTTCAACCTTGGCCCCATCCAAGAGTAATGCTCACCGCAACTTGTATCTATTTGATTCGTTTTAGTGAAAAGTAGTGCATCTACATTTGACTCGTCGTTTACAATTTCTATCGTGTGTTTACAAACATCCATCTCGATTCCTCCTTTTTGTTTTATTATACCATTTCAAAAAAGGTTAAGCATTATTAGGTCTTTTTTCATTTCAAAAGGGGCAAATAAGGGGCAATAAGTGTAAACTTTAGTAACTTTATGTAAGTTTTACCGTCTATAGCTTACACGCATATATCCTTATTTAATAGGTTTTCTTCCTATTATATACTTATCTAAAAACCGATTAATTTTCCCGCACAGTAAAATAATTTAAGTAGAACTTAAATAGAAAGAAGATCCTAGGGGTCTTCTTTTTTTGCTCTCAGCTCTCAGTCAACTGTAGTGGGTGATGAAAAGCTAACATCTAGAGAGGACCGGATAGGGATTCCACTGAAAAAGTCATCAATCGATGTTTTTTGTTATCTTATATCGTATATTCAAGTAATAAAAATACCCCAAAAGTTAGATTTTCTCTGTCTAATTTTTGGGGTGCAGTTTAATTCACGGGTAGTTTGATTAAGGGCTATAAGTCCATAATAGTAACCAGCGTCTTAAGACGAAGTCTTTCACTTTGTTCAAGCCTTTATTTCTTTTATTCGTCATAAGCTTCTCAAAGAGGCAGACGCATTACTTACCGTTATCACTGAAGGGATTTTTATATTCTTTCACACTTAATTGTTCAATGCGGTATCATACTTCACTAGTTCCTAGATATATTTCTTAATTGTGGCTTCATTAAGTCCTATCGTACTTACATAAAAACCTTCTGCCCCAAAATGTTTGTTTCCAAATTTATATTTTAAATTGGCATTTCTATCAAACATCATTAATGCACTTTTACCTTTTTAATATCCCATAAAACTAGCCACACTCATTCGTTGTTGTATACTTACTAGCATATGAACATGATCTGGCATTAAGTGACCTTCTATTATTTGTATGGCCCAGCCTGCTGTTTTTTAAGTCGTCATGATTGACTTTGCTCTCTAGGAAGCGTAATCTAGACCTTAGGTAAAGGATTATAAGGAGGTCCCTCAATGATTGAAGTAACTTATTTAAATACTGCCAAGCAAGAAAAACACACTTCCTTTGAAGATTACAATGAATTTGTCAGAGCCCAGCAAGCTTGTTGGATTGCCTTACCAGATTCAACGCCAGTCACTAAGGTGAAAATAAACGGACATGATATTGGCTACAAGGGACAATATGGTGACCTTTACTTTTATATTA